TTTACTGCTTTAGCAGCTCTAAGACTTTCTTCTATTTCTAATTCTGTTAATTCAATGTTTTCTGGTTCTGAACCTTGTGATACATTTGACCTGAAATCTCCTTCAATAACTGGTCGTTTCATAGCTGCAATAACTTTACCACCTAATACATGTACCCTAACATCATAGTCTGTTTTAATATATTGTTGCGCCAATAAATCTGCGTCTTCATCTTGTTTGTGTATTAGTTGTACAATACTGTCTAATGACTTAGCACTTTCAACAAACAATACACCGACACCTTTACTACCTCTTAAAGTTTTTAAGATAAGAGGAAATTTAAGACCAGCATTCTCTACTTGTTCTACTGATTTTTCGGGGTCGTTTATTAAAAAGGTTTTTGGTTCTGTTAAACCATAATCTGCAAGTCTTAATGAAGTTCTATACTTGTCAGCACAAATTGAAATACACTGTCTATTATTAACTAGACAAACTTCTTCTTTTTCTAAAATAGAAACAAAGTCCATCCAACTATCTTTTCTGGTAATACTACCACGAATAATAGCAACAGTTCTCTTGTCGATTTCAAAACCTTTTTTATCGTCTTGATTATGAAATCTACGAACACCGTCTTCTAGCGTTGTGTAACCACCAGTAAGTTTAAACAAGTAGTGTGGATATTTTAGTTTATCACACTCCTCTTGTAGTCTATCAGCCGTATGAAAAGTCTTCGCCTCTTCAGGTTCATCTGTTACGATGAGTAATCTTAGAAAAGGTTGTTCTTTTTTTGCTTCTGATAAAAAATCTTTAAACTTTGGTACTAACATTTCCGCCATCAGTTCCTTCAATCTTTTTGCCTATGTTATATTTAGCAGTCAAGTTCCATTCATTCTTTTCTTTAAATGGTAATACTTTAATTTGGCTTAGTGGTGCTTTTTCTTCTACTTTTTTAGTATCAACAATTGCAACTAATGACCAATCTTGTAGTAATAATGCAATAGTGTTTCTTCGTTGAATATCGTTTTCAACTAAAGTAGATTTTTTACCATCTAAGGCAAACAACTCTTTGAAGTGTGTAATGTAATACTTGCCTTGCTTGTGTAAAATATGGCATGATTGGTATAATGTTTTGTCTTTACGACTAGCAACACCAATCCTTGTTAATGTTTCTCTGATTTTTAAAAAATCATCTGGTTGTGAGATAGTGACCTCTAACATATCACTAGCCGACCAACTTATAATTTCTTCGCTCATTTTCTTTTTCTCCCACCCTTAGAAAGGTTTATTCTTATACTTTCAATTTGGTCGTTAGACAATAGGTTGAGAGCTTCTTTTGCTTTTGTGTTACTGTAACCATAATACTCTTTCACTATATCCATGTCTTTTAGTTTGGCTTGTGATAACCACTTGCCACCAAATCGCTTCTTCTTTCGGATACTATTTATAAGATAATGAAATTGTATTGTTTTTGGTAAGAAATGATAACCATTCATTTCATTAGCATTCATAACGGTATCATAATGCATAGATACACACTTGTTAATAATGAATGGTGCATACTTCTTAGTCCATTCGGTGTCTTCACTATCAAGTAAAGGTTCTTTACTGTAGTTGATAGAGTTTAGGTAGTCTTTCAATTCATACATAATATCACCTATAAAATATATCAAAATTATTCTTATATTTAGATAACTTTGTTTGTGTTAATTTAACCCTAACTTCCTTATTAAGAAGTTTTTGTGGTATAATGTGCCAACTATCTTTTGGTTTCCAATAGATAGCAAAAAAATCAACTTCACCTTTTTCATATGGGTGATAGTATCTGTCCCAACTAGCATTAAACCTAGAACCTGTTGATTTAGCAATTGTAGCTGTAGGTTTTTCAGTGGATTTTATTTGTACTTTATATATTTTAGGTTTAGTTTTATTAATTAAACTATTGTCAACTAAAATATCATAAGGACACCAATCTACAGTTGGAAAAGAAAGTATTAACATATTGCCTTCATTCTCGGTCATATATTGATATTGAAACTTAACCAAATCGCCTGCAAATATACTTTCAACTGAAGTACCAAATGTTTTAGCTATTTTTTTAGGAATACTTTTTGACATATCAACCTTTGTTAAAGGGTGTAGATTGTCTTTGGGTTCAGTATCTAATGTTGTTTCAAAAAAATCATTCATTTGAAATTACAGTTTGCCATAATCTCGGTAAGACATGCAACCATATTGATTTCTTGGTCAGCAACAAAGGCTGCTTTGTATTGATAACCTGCAATAATTAATACTGCTTGAGGTACTGATTTTTTTTCAAGTGCCTCGTATAGATTATTATAGATTGTAGAAAATAAAGATGATGGTTCTTTATCTAAGTTATTGATAACCCACTTTCGCATATCATTAAACTTTTTGTCTTTTAAACTAGACATAAGTTCTTTGGTATTACTTTCAGATAAATTAAACAATACACCAGTGTCAATCTCACCTCGTACAGAATATCTTTGAAGTTCATTGATAGTTCTACGGAAGTCTGGATAATGTTTTTGTATTAGTTCTGCAAGAACCTTTGGGTCAAACTTAATCTGTTCATCTTTAAGAATACCAGATAGTCTAGTCATAAATGCCTTGGCAGTTTTAACCTTTTGACCATTCTTAATTGCAAAATCAATAACAGTACAACGACTATGTAAAGCAGGTATAATCTTCATCTTATAGTTACAAGTAAATATAAATCTACAGTTCTTGTAAAATGTTTCAATGAAGTTACGCAAGGCAGGTTGAACGGACTCGGCATTCATATAGTCTGCCTCATCTACAATCACCACTTTATGGTTTGATTGTTCTGTTAATGATACTGTAGAGGCAAAGTTTTTAATCTTGTGCCTTAATGTATCAATCTGTCGGCCTTCATCTGAACCATTGATGATGATATAATCAGCACCCATTTCTTCACATAAAGCACGAGCAACAGTAGTCTTACCTGTACCGGCAGAACCACTTAATAACAGATTTGGTATTTCGCCTTGTTTAAGAAACTCTGAAAATGTTTCTTTTAGATTTTCTGTAAGGATACAATCCTTAATTTTTCGTGGCCGATATTTCTCGACCCACAAATACTCTTCTGACATAATATATTTCTCACTTGTTTCATTTTATAAAGTGCCTTGCATGTAATTCAATAACATTACAAGAGCATAACCAAATACACCCATAACGGCAAAGCCATATAGGTATTTAAAGAATTCTTTAGAATTCACTATCAGGTTCAACAGCAATCCAATACTGTACTTTTTGGTTTCTGTTTACAAAGTGTGAAATCTTCGCTTGAGAAATCGCCACATCATAGTCGCCCATAATCATTTTAAGGTTTTCAGTTTTGAAATATGCCTTAAAAGTTTTGTCTGATTGACCTACTTCAATTGAATAATCATTTGAAGATGGAGTTTTTTTGTCTAATGCAACCAACTTGATTGTACTACCATCGCCTTCAACGGCCACATCTGGTAGACCAAGTGTGTTAACACCTTTCATAAGTTTAGTAAACATCTCTTTGGTAAGTTGGAATGTTACAAACTTATCTGGCATTGTAATAGGCTTTGTTGGCGCCACTACAACTGATTTATCTGCAAAATAATATTTGATTGATTGCTTACCATTAGCATCTTTAATAGTCAGTTTTTGACCACCATTAAAGTTCAAACTTGCTTTGTCAAACAAGTCAACTGCTCGTAAGAATTCAGGCAAATCATAGATTGCAAATTCTTGTTCAAACTTCTCACCGATTTCAGCTTCTGCCAAAATATTTTTAAGTGTAGAGATAGTTTGAATTTTGTTACCAGGACTAACAACGATACCTTGGTTGATATCAGAAAAGTTCTTTAGAACGGCAACTGTTTCACTACTTATATTCATAATATATTTCTCCTTTAAAAAATTAATTATATATCATATCTCATCAAATGGCAAGTCCAAGATGCTTAGCCACATTTTCTGGAGATGTTTCACCATATGGGTCATTTTCACCACTATCTTTAGGTTCAATAAACCATTTCTCAATTGCATTATCATTCACGATACATGCATAACGCCATGACCGATTACCAAAACACACATCGGATTTATCTGTTATCATACCCATACCACTGGTAAATTCACCATTACCATCAGGTATTACTTTAACATTTTTTATGCCTAAGTGTTTTGCCCAAGCGTTCATAACGAAACTGTCATTAACAGACACTACATAGATTTCATCTATACCAGCATCTTTAAATTTTTGATAGTTCTCTTCAAAACCTGGTAGTTGATATGTACTACAAGTAGGAGTAAATGCTCCAGGTAATGAGAATAAAATTACTTTTTTACCACCAAACAATTCAGTTGATGATAGGCCAACATACTCACCACCAATAGGGCAACCACCTTCTTCTGGTTGTTCATCACCTACACGGCATTGGAAAGTTACATCGGGTATTCTTTTTGGTATCATTCTATATCCTTCATAATTAAATATTGGAGCGAGTAGGGAATTTCGCAATCCCGACCTCTTCGTTGGCAACGAAGCGCTCTACTTCTGAGCTATACTCGCATAAATTTGGAGCGGAGTGATTGTACTGCCCAATCTTCTCTTGGTTGGAAACCAAGTGTGTTACTTTTATACTAACTCCGCATTTGTTCATTGTTTACAATAATACACTAAAGGCGTCCTAATGTCAAGCCTAGGACGCCAATAGTCTAATTATTATTTAATGTTGATAGTTCTAGCTTTCTTATGGTCTGGAACAATCTTCTCTAAAGATACTTTTAAAAGACCATCTTTTAATTCAGCACCTTTAACTTCGATATCATCAGCAACTGTAAATGATTTAGAGAAGCTTCTCTTAGCAATGCCTTGATGTAATACACCATCATTGTCTTCCACTTCTTTTTCTTCTTTACTTTTTACTGATTGGATTTTAAGAATATTATCCTCAAAATCTACTGAGATATCCTTTTTACCATAACCAGCTAACGCCACTTCAATATCATATGTTAAAGAACCTGTCTTTACGATATTGTATGGTGGGTAGTTATTGGCTGTTAGACTAGGTAGATGATTAGTCATGTGGTCGAAATGTTCAAACATATCGTCAAACCCCACGGTAAACGGTCTTAGTCCTGTAAAAATTGAATGAATTGCTTTGTGATTTGTCATATTAATCTCCTTTGTTAAGCAAGTTTATATTCGACACCTCTAATGAGCATGTCATAGTTATTTATCAAATGCCAAAACACTCATTCAGGTTAACGCTAGCGCCCCTGAATTCTGGTGGGCTGAGGTAGGTCTCACCCTCATTATACTAACTTATCTTACTAAGCCTATCACCGTAGTGCTACGAAGACCAATGAGCCCGAATTAGGTGGGGGTTTTGTTATCACAGACCCCCAAACTGTGGACTATTAGGTGTTAAAACTCTGGCGTCACCCCTTCCTCGCAGTAGGTCTTACGATTTGCCTACTCCCCTATTTATCATTCTAGGCACAGGCGAGGGAAACTCTAGTTATCGCATCTGCTCTAACTTTTTCATCTTCTTTTTATAATTCTTTATACCAGCCTTTTTAGCTTCACGCTTGATTTCACTAGGCTTCATATAGTGCTGACGGTCTCTAAGTTCTTTGAGAAGGCCTGACTTTTGTACTTTTTTCTTAAGCACTCTTAATGCCTTTTCTAAGTTACCGTTTCTTACTTCAACATATACCATGTTGTCCTTTCCGTTAAATTGAGTAGTGTTATTTATAATAAGGTTGGTGGGGGACACTACTCCCCCACCAGGACACTACTATGTTTTGATGATATTAGATAACATCGCTGTCATCTGAGGCATCATCGTCCTCATCCACTTGTGAAGATATATCAGCCTGTCTAGCCTCTTCGCTAATCTGCTCAGCAGTAGCGCCAGCATCGACTTTACTGTATAACTCCATAAATGAATTCTTAGTGTCATCATCGAACCTGTTTACACACACTTCAATAGCTTTCATTTTGTTCGCTTTGAAAATGTTGTAAGCCTGTACAATGTGTACTAGTCTTCTAGTTGAAATAATCTCATCGACACCACCATCAAAGTAGGTCTTTCTGATTACATCAGCCCATGTTACTAGTTTCTGACAAAACTCTTTATCAACCTTACCGAATGTACCCATAGTATTAACTAGGATTTTCTCTTCTACTTTAGCAGAAGGATAAGATTGTTCAAATGTAATTGGAAATCTTTCTAAGAAAGCTTCGTTAAGTACATTTGTACCGATGAATTTACCGTCATCACTACCTTGACCTTTTGTATTGGCAGTAGCAACAACTGTGAAACCATCAACTGGTTTTACAAACTTGTTAATCTTTTTAACATAGACACCGGATCCTTCTAAGATAGGTTGTAAGCACATAATCTTATTAGACGCCAAGTCAATCTCATCGAGTAGAAGCACAGCGCCTCTCTCCATGGCTTCGATTACAGGACCATTCTGCCAAACAGTTTGACCATCTTTAAGTCTGTAACCACCAAGCAAATCATCTTCATCGGTTTCGATAGTGATGTTCACTCTGATTAATTCTCTTCTGTTCTCAGCACATGCTTGAGTAACACCAAAAGTTTTACCGTTACCAGAAAGACCAGTAATAAAAACAGGATAGAAAATCTTGCTTTTGATAATAGACTTTAAATCTGGATAGTTACCAAACGAAACGAATGTACTATCTTTTTGTGGTACGATATTACCAACTAGACTAGAAACAACATAAGCTGCTTCAGTATTTGAGGTTTGAGGTGCCAACACCTTTTCTGTAGGTGTAACTTTTGCTGTAGATACAGCGTTTTCGTTTTCAGTAGGCAATTTGAATAAAGACTTACCAACTTTATAGTCAGCATTCTTAATCAACCATTGTGGTGCATACTTGCAACCAAAATGTGAATTAGCTTCTTTAAGTTGAGCAGTAGTCAACTCATTAGTGCCGAAAGTTTTTAG